TAAGCTTAGATGAATAGTACTGGGGTTAAATATTAATGCAATCCACTACTGTACTACTCATCTAAACTTAGTGTAGACACAATAGCACCACCTACTGTGTCTACTATATTTAAGGGGAATTAGAAAGGATTAAGAATCCGCCCTCAAAAATATTTTATGCTTAAAAGAGGGACTTACTTTAAGTATTCCTACAGATATAATAGAAAATATATTTTCTTTTCTACCATGCCCACTCCTAAACATGTTGTGGCATCCGCCATTGGCGTGGAACTTCCACAAAATTCTCATTTTTTATGTTGTTGAGAACAACTAGGATAGTTCGAAAGTAATCGGTCACTACCCTATCTCGTTTTTTATGTTGTTGAGAACAACCACCCAAGAGCTTAGTTCTAGAACTCAAATGGGGTGTAATATATCCATTGTTATTGTTTTGTTTCCACCTATTGAACTAGACACTAAACTAACTCTTTTTTATACCTCTCATTTTTGTTGTCAAATGTTTTTTATAAAAGTTATCCACAGATTTTGTTATTTTGTTATCTGCCATACTAACCATTCTTTTAATTCACTTCGCATAAATAATTCTGTTGTAAAATTTGCATAAGAATTGACAATAGTTTCTTCTTCTTTATCTTTTAATAAGTACTGGTAAAAACCTAAATGAAAAAATTCGTGTACCACTAAATTAACAGCATCCATACCTCCATCCGAAATAATTTCCTCATCTAAAAATATTTTATATGGTGGCTTACCTAAAAAAACTCCTTGTGCATCTGACATTTCATAGGCTACCTCATGGGGTATAAGAACTAATTCAACTTTAAATGCTCCTACTGTGACATATTTTGGTAGCTTAACTATTTTATCATTCATTGACATTTTTCCTCATCTTTTACTTTGCTACAATAAAACTCTTTAGCTTTATCTTTCATTTTATTTTGTTTCTTTAGTATCTTTTTTTTCTTTTCTGGGTTAGGTTCTTGTTCTAAAACTTTATCAATAACCTTAACAGTTTCTTTAGCTACCATAAAAGTACAGCCAGTACATGTGACAATTATAATAGAAAGTAATAAAGTTATAACAATTATTCTATACACTTATGCACCCCTATACATATTAGTTCTCTTACATCTATCACAAAATCTATCAAATTTACTGTACATATCAAAATTCTCATTACACATCATACACTTTCTTTCTCCCGTTTTTGTAAAGTATTTATTCATGTTATCACTTTTAACTGTTTGGAGATTACCTTGGGGTACATGACCTCTTTCTACCTTATCTCTATACATCATTCCTAATACAGAATTTTTGCTGACACCTAGTCTATCTCCTATCTGTCTTGCTGTTAACCCATCTTTTGTAAGTTCTTTAGCCCTATTTAAATTTTCTGTTGTCCAAATCTTTTTCATTTAAACTCCTTCCCATTTTTTTATGTGCTAATATATCTGCCTCAATTTCTGCCTTGTCAACATCTTTATTTGTTTTTAATGTTTCTACTAAAAACTCCTCATAGTATTTTTCTAATAACTCATCATTATTTTTGTCACTCATTATACCCACCACTCTGGTTGACTTCTACCTTTTTCCCATTTAGCAAAATACTTTTTCTCTCCTACATAGTACCTACGATAAGCTACAACATAATCATCATCTTTGTATTCATCTGGCATACATTGAGGAGGTGTAGTAATATAATCTGGATGCATTTGTTTTGTTATATGTTTTTGCATATTGTTATCTACTATAAAATCTAGTATACGATTTGATTTATGTATTTTCCCAAATCGTTTAAGATACTCTTTACTAATTTCATCAGCATTTTTAAAAGCCCACATAAAGTTACTTCTGTTATGTCCTACCCATTTTGTCATAGGGTGATTAGGATATGCTAATTTATATAAATAATCATCTTCATACCCGTTTTGTCTTAAAGCTGTTGATAACATCTGACAACTTTCTAACAACATTTTAGGTATATGTTTATCACATAACATTTTGGCTGATAGTTCTGGTGTTTTATCTAAAAAGAATATATTCATTTTTTTACCTTTGGTTTACGCATATAATTTTTTTCGGGTTTGTATTTTAATTTCATTTTCTTTTTCATAACTTTAATTTGAGCTATACTTTTTTCATAAGATGCTATTAATTTATCTAATTGTTTTATTATAACATTTGTAATTTTATTGTCACTCATTGTTTACTCCCTTGTTAATTTAACTAATTACCCCTAATAGTAATACGGTATACCACGGCGGGGGGTTTCCCCTTTCTATAGATTAAAATAAATCTGTCAACAATAAAATAAATAAAAAATTACTTGACATAGATTTTTGGTAGTCTATAAGAAATTATTATATGCACCCAACCTAATTTGATGGTGGTACTGCATATAAATTTAAGTAAGCCCAACCCATTACCCCCATTGTCTATGAGGTAGTGAGCCGACTTACTTAAATAAGGCACGGGGTGGTGCCATAGGATTGTGTTTGAAATTATACAAAGTAATCAAGAGTTCCTAAACTACCCCACTAACTAAAGGGGAGTATGCTACAAAGTTTTTTAAAGAATTTAAATTTAAATGTTAATGAGGCAGTCAGAATAGATTGTCCTATATGCTTTCATAAAAAGACCTTCTCTGCACTAAATAGTGGTGACCAAATAGTTTATAACTGTTTTCATGCTGATTGTAGTATTAAAGGTAGAGCAAGAAGTGACCTATCAAAAAGATTATTTCAACAAGTAGAAAAAGAAAAAGAACCAGAAATATTCTACTATAGAAATCATTGGGAAGAAGGATTAGAAAATAAAGATTACAGAGAGTATGTTACACACTATGATTTACAAGATTACTATGACATTATTCGTTATGATAGACACACTCATAGAGCAGTATTTTTAGTTAAGAAAGATGACAAGCTAGTTGATGCAGTTGGTAGAGCCTTGTACAAAGATAAAAAACCTAAATGGTATCGGTATGGCAATTCTGGTTATCCATTTGTACACGGAAATAGTGATACAGCAATTATTGTAGAAGATGTGGTATCTGCACTAACTCTATCAAAGTTTTGCACGGGAATAGCATTATTAGGAACTAACATATTGCAATCTCATATTGATGTGTTAAAGAAGTATAAAAAGGTAGGAGTAGCACTTGACAAAGATGCGAGTAAAAAAACTGTTAAATTAGTTGATGATTTAGCTTTAAGTATGAATGTTAAGTTTTTATTGTTAGAAGAAGACATAAAAGAAATGTTAGATGAAGATATTAAAAAGTTAGTAGATAAAGTAAATAAGAAAGCATGGGGGTGGATGAATGATACATACTGAGATACTCTCTATTTGCTTAAACCACGAACACTACAACAAAGTTCGTAGGTTTATTGATGTTGACATGTTTAATCACGAATATGGTATGGTATATACCCTAATAGAGAAAATACACACAAAATATCCAGAAAAAATACTGACATTAAGAGAGTTAAAGGTCATGTATGCTGACCTATATCCCGCAGTACCAAAGGCTACTAGGCAGAATATAGTAGATAAGATAGATGAATTAGAAGAAAGTAGTTCCATATCGGAACTAAATTTTGATGCAATAAAAAACTTTTGGGCTAGACAACAAGCAAAAGAAATAGGAGAAAAAGCTGTTGACATTTATACGGGTGCTGACAAAGACATAAGCAGTTTAAGACGATTAGTAGAGATGTTAGACGAACAAAACATGGTGGGTAGTGATACTTACAAAGTTGTTGAGGAGGATATTGAGGAATTATTTACATTAAATGGCAATAGCGGAGAGTTTAAGCATAGGTTACTGACAATAGCTGACAATGTTCCCGCTTTAGAACGAGGGCATTTTGTTATTCTTTTTGCTAGACCAGAGATAGGTAAGACGACATTTTCTAGTTTTAATGCATCTGGTTACATACAACAAGGAAAGAAAGTGACATACTGGGCTAATGAAGAACCCGCAGTACGAATTAAACTTCGAATAGTACAATCATATTTTAATCAAACAAAAGAGCATATCGCTGACAATTTAGAAAATTATAAGGAGGAGTATATGACAAAAATAAAACCTTTCTTAACAGTTTTTGATAGTGTAGGTACACACATAGATGAAATAAATGAGTATGCCCGTATTTATAAGCCAGATGTAATGTTTATTGACCAATTAGATAAAGTACATATAACGGGTAACTACAATAGAACAGATGAAAAGCTAAAAGATATTTATGTTAGAGCAAGAGAAATAGCTAAAAGACATGAGTGTTTAATGTGGGCTGTATCCCAAGCAAGTTATGAAGCAGAAGGTAAATCAATAATAGATTACTCTATGTTAGATAACTCTAGAACGGGTAAGGCGGGTGAGGCAGATTTAATTTTAGGTATAGGTAGAGGTGCTGACAATAATGATTTATCAGACCCTTATCGTTGCATAACAGTAAGTAAAAATAAATTAAATGGTTGGCATGGTTCAAGACATGCAAGAATAAGTATACAAAGGGGGGTTTTTGAGAGTGATAACGACAGTTGATGTAGAAACATCTTATAGTGTTGACGAAGATAATAAGAAGTCATCAAGTCCTTTCAACGGAAATAATTTAGTTTCTGTAGGATATAAAATAGATGACAATCCAGTTGAGTACCTATGTTTTTATCATAGGGATGAACCACCAACACCTAATGCACAAAAGATTTTACAAAAAGTTTTAGATAAAACTGATGTTCTTATAGGACATAACATAAAATTTGATTTTAGTTGGTTAGTACAATGTGGGTTTACTTATGACAAAAAGCTACATGATACTATGGTTATGGAATATATATCGGCAAGAGGTGTCAAATGGGGATTTTCGTTAGAGGATTGCTGTAAAAGAAAAGGTGTAGCACAGAAAAAAACTGATTTAATTGAGCCATTTATGAAAAATAATACATCTTATGAAAAAATTCCTTGGAGTATTGTAGATGAGTATGGTAGAGGAGATGTTGAAAGTACTTATCAGTTGGCTAATGCACAGTTAAGTAAATTAAAAATAACATGGGGAGATTTATATGACAAATAGTATGGTACCTACATTAAAAATGTCAATGGAACTGACAAAAGTTCTAGCTGATGTTGAAATGAATGGGTTACATATTAATGTAGATGCTTTAAATAATATAAAAGTTAAGTTTGAAAAAGAATTAGTTGATTTACAAAAGTATTTAAACGAAAAAATAAGAGTATTTATGGGAGATACACCTATTAATTTAGATTCACCAGAGGATAGGTCTAGACTTTTTTACTCTATGAAAGTAGTTGACAAAAAGTTATGGGCTAGAAGATTTAATATAGGGTATGAGGATAGAGGAAATACAAGAAAACCTAAAAGAAGAACTAATTTTTCTACTATAAAAGATTTTTATGCAGAAATAAATTCTTTAGCAAGAGCAGAGTTTAAAACACACGGAACTATATGTCATAACTGTCAAGGTACTGGAAAGTATACTTACATGAAAAAAGATGGTACACCTAGTCACTTAAAAAGAAACTGTAAAACTTGTGATACAAAAGGTTTACTATTTAAAAATAAAGATGAAAGAGCAGGATTAAAGCTAAAACCTAGAAATGTTATTGATTGCTCTTCTATGGGATTTAAAACTGACAAAGTTGTTTTAGAAAACCATCTATCAACAACAAAAGGTGTAGAGCATGAATTTTTAAAAAGATATGTAAGATACTCTGCTATAAGAACTTACCTAAGAACTTTTGTTGAAGGTATGTTAAAAGCAATTCAAAAAGATGGTAAGGTACATCCTCAATTTATGCAATGTGTTACAAGTACTGGCAGACTATCTTCTCGTAATCCAAACTTCCAAAACATGCCTAGAGGTAATACTTTTCCCGTTAGAGAATGTGTTACATCTAGATGGGAGGGTGGAAAGATAATGGAAGGAGATTACTCACAGCTTGAGTTTAGAGTTGCAGGATTTTTAGCCCAAGATGAGCAAGTTTTAGAGGACATAAAAAATAAAGTTGATGTTCATAACTACACTGCAAAGATATTAGGAGTGTCACGACAGAAAGCTAAAGCTGACACCTTTAAACCGCTATATGGGGGTATACTAGGTACCCCCAAACAGATGCAATACTATCGGGCTTTTAAGAATAAGTATTCGGGTATTAATAGGTGGCACAGAGAGTTACAAAATGAGGCATTAATGACAAGCAAGATAAAATTACCTAGTGGGCGACAATATTTTTTTGCTAATGTTGAAAGATTAAGAGGTGGAGGTGTTACAAATTCTACTTCTATTAAGAACTATCCTGTACAGGGGTTTGCTACAGCAGATTTATTACCTATTGCATTAATTAATTTAAATAAGCTATTGACAAAGCGTAATCTGAAGTCTATTGTATGCAACACAGTACATGATAGTATCGTTTTGGATGTGTATCCAAATGAAGACGAAAAAGCTATCGAAACTTTAAAGGAGGCTATGTTGTCTATATCTGATGAATGTTATAAACGATATGGCTTTAAATATACAATGCCAGTAGGAATTGAATTAAAAATCGGTAATGATTGGCTTAATATGAAGGAGATATATAACTCAGATGATTGAAAATAATGTAAACGCTATCGCTATACCTACTGATATAAGTAGTTTAAGTGATACAGAATTAATGAAACTAACAGGACAGTTGGATAACAGTAACCAAGAAGGGTCAGTGCTATCAAGACTATCTATTAACTACCAAACAGAGGATGAAAACGACAATCCTTTGCCAAGAGGGCAATTTACTTTAAAGGTTGATGGTGATGCAGTATATTCTAAATCTACTACTTTTAGACCTTTTATTAGAATGTTTGCTTACAGCTATTGGGATAATAGTGAAGAGGTCTTTACATCAAGTGTTCAAAGACCATCACTAGGTGACCAATTTCCAGACTCTCATGGTACATACAAATGTGGAAAACTATCTAGAGAAGAACTAGAAACTTTAGCTGATGGTGACCCTCAAAGAGTAATTCAAAGCTCTATAAAATGTAACCAAGTTATGTATGGTGTTGCTGACATGGAGGGTAAAAAAGCTGATGGGAAAGATGTTAGCTTAAAACAAATTCCTTGTGTTCTTTATGCTAAAGGTGTTAATTACATACCTATGAGTACTACACTCAAGTCTTTAGCTACTCAAAAGAAACCAATGATAAGAAACAATCTTTTATTATCTACTAAAAAGCAAAAATCTGGTGGAAACACATTTTTTTCTATAGATATTAAGATTGGAGAATCAGTAGCAATGTCTGAACAAGACACTGTTTTACTAAAAGAATTTGCGGCTGTAACAAAGTCTGTAAATGAAGGCGTAATGGAGAAGCATAGAATTGCTGTTAAACAACAAACGAAGAATGGCGACCACTCCCTAGCTATCGAGTTAGACGAATAACAGTATGCTATCTACTCTAATAGAGAACTTTCTCTATGACGCAATTGGGGGGAAGTCTAAACCACTTTCCCCCGAAATCATTAAAGAATTTAAAGAATCTTGTGGTAATGCATTAGAAAAACAATTTAATCAACAGATGGATTGGCGTATTCGTATGTCTGGTTTAGGAAAACCTCTATGCCAACAGCAATTAGATAAAAAAGGTATTAAAAAAGAATTTCAATACAATACAATAATAAAGTTTTTAATGGGTGATTTGCTTGAAGCGGTTGCTATAGCAGTTATGAAAGGGGCGGGAATTGAAATAGAAAAGTTACAAGAGCCAGTGTCCTTAAAAATAGGTGGTATAGAATTAAAAGGCACCTATGACGTTAAAATAAATGGAAGAGTTTGGGATATAAAATCTGCAAGTCCTGCAAGTTTTAATAGTAAGTTTGGAGAATGGGGTAGCTACCATAAAATAAAAGAAAATGATTCTTTTGGGTACATCATGCAAGGACATATGTATAGTGAAGCCGATAACTCACCTTTTGGTGGTTGGATAGCTATTAATAAAGTTACTGGTGAATTTGCTGTTTGTGAAGCACCAGAAGACCAAGAAGAAGATAGAAAAGACATGCTAGAACAAGCTAACGAAACAATTAAAGCATTAACTTCTAACCAGAAATTTGAAAAGTTGTTTACGGATATAGAAGAAACTTATGTGCCCAAATCGGGTAAGCAAAAAGGTATAAGATTACCTACTGGAAATACTACTTTAGAAACTACTTGTGGATACTGTGAATTTAGGGCACATTGTTGGCCGAAAGCAGTACTACATGAGAAAGTTACATCTAAAGCTAAATCTAAACCCCTAGTTTGGTACAATAAATTAAAAAACACCGAGGTAAAAAATATATGAATGTATTATGGTTATCAAGTCCCTTTCGTAAAGATGATATACTAACTAATAAAGAAGCAATTTGGGTATACAACGAGAATGAATTGCATGAAGGTGGTGGTGAAATGAGAGAATTTATGCGAAGTGCAGAAAATTGTCACCCTTTAATAACGAGAGAAACAATAGGTAAAGATGGATATTTTAGAGAAGATAACATAGCTAGAAAATCACGAATGATACACAACTATTTTAATGCACTACATATACGAATAAAACAAGGAAAATTAGCTATCTTAAATACAATAGAAATTAATGAAGCTATAACTGAAATGGAAAAACACGCACCAATTTTAGGTGATATATTTTCTAGTAATATAGATAAAACCAATAAATTTAAAATGAAAACTCTTATATGACTTTGAGAAAAGGATTTAGGTCTGAATTTGAAAGGGGGTTTGCCCATTGGTTGATTAAAAGCAATATTAAATACGAGTATGAGAAATCATATGTTGAATACCAACCAAGAATTAAAAGATACACCCCAGATTTTTACCTTTCCAAACAAGATATATTTATAGAAACAAAAGGATTTTTTGATTCCGCAGACAGAAAAAAACATTTACTTGTTAGAGAACAAAATCCTAATATTGATATTAGATTTTTATTTGTAAATGCTAATAATAAACTTAACAAATCAAGTAAAACAACCTATGGTGTATGGTGTGATAAAAATAAAATACTATGGGCAGAAAAAAGGATACCTAAAGAATGGCTGATATAAACACAAAAAATAAGTTAGCAATGGAGACAGAAAAAATGTCTTTGCTACCTAATAGATACTACCTTGTACTACGACCTATAGACAATGGACAAGGGTTTGATGCAACAGCATACGACACAACTGACCCTAAAGAGCCTATACCTTCAGCTTTTTTCGTTTTAAAAGGCATTATGGAAACTCTAGACACAGATTTAGAGGGGCTAGTACAGAAAGGTCAGTTAGCTGTAATGGATAGGATGGTTGAATTAGAAGAAAAGGGGGATAATGTTACCAGTGATATGATATCTGATAACATAGAACAAGTAAAAATAGGAAAATTAAATTGAGTACAATAACAGAAAATAAAGCTACTACAGTTAAAAAATTAAAAACCCATGATTTTTCTATAACTAATTTTAGAAAAGATTTATCTTATGGAAAGAAGCACGAGAGACTAGTAATGAAATCTAGAATGGACTATGAGTTAAAAACAGATAGATTGGCTCATAAAACAGGAAATGTGTTTGTTGAATTTGAATCTAGAGGCAAGCCTAGTGGTATATCTACTAGTAAAGCGGGTGTTTGGATATTTAAAATTGTAAGTAAGGGAGATAGACATTTATTTTCTATTGAAATTCCTTTATCAAAATTAAAAAAAAAGGTAGACAATAAATACAATGTTATGCTAGGTGGGGATAATAGAAGTTCCAAAGGGTATTTAGTTCCTATAAAAGATTTAATTACTTTATGACAGTAGAGTTTTGGCAGTGGTGGATTTTAGGTATGGTGACTATTAATACAGTAATTAATAGTATTGTTTTTGTGGTAGGTCGTAAGTTTAAAAAAGATAAGAAATGATAGATGAAATTAAAGATTACTTTTATTGCTTATGTGAGCATTATGGGGGTAAACTCAGTAATTGGGCTTGGCATAAAAGATGGAATAAAGGGAGAAGAAAATGATTACAAAAGAATGTTTAGAGCAAGCAATAGGTTTATCTAGTGTAGAAAGACAAAAAGATTATGGAGATAAGGTAGAAAATCATAGTAACATAGCTAGAATGTGGTCAGCTTATTTAAAAGTAAAAATAGAAGCCCATGATGTAGCAATACTAATGACTCTATTAAAAATAGCCCGTACCAAACTGGGTGCAGTTAGTAAGGATACTTACATTGATATGGCGGCATATAGTGCTATAGCGGGAGAAATTAAATTTAAAGAAGGGGAAAAAGAAGAAGAATCAGAAGGAGAGAGAAGAGGAAGAGAAACGGCGGAGTATATTAAGGGGTTAAATGGTAACAAAAATAGTTAAGATACGAAAATTAGATGATATAGCCGATAAAGACTGGGAAATAACTTTAGAAAATGAAGGTAAAATAGTACACAACCATAAGCATTTTTTTGAGATAGTAGAGAGAGGAATTACTAGTGAACCTCCTAAACCCGTAGAAACCCCTAAAGAAACTACAACTAACTCAGCAATATTTTTTCCTACTGAAGAAGAACAATTTGAAGAAATTAAAAAGAAAGAAAAGGAGGAAGTAAATGCTTTTAGAAAAGATGTAAAAGAATTAAGTTATTACCAATGGAAAAAGAAATATGAATCGGGGGATAAAAAGAAATGATACATGGAAAACTCAACAACAATAGCTAGTTTTGAATTAAAGCTAACTACCCAAGGATTGATAATTGCAGAAAAAAAAATAGCCCCTGCAAAAGAATTTACAGAGGCTATGGATAAATGGAACTCATCCTACGAAAATACTCCCGTAATCGAGTCTATGTTAAAATATTCAGATGAGATTTTTAATCTTATGTTAAAAGATATACAAAAAATGACATACTAGTTTACACCTAAAATTAGGTAAAAAATTTAGTTGGATAATGGGTTACCTGCTTTTAGTTTAATTTCTTCGATTAATATATTTTGTAGTTCGTTTTCTTTTAATGCAATGGCTACTCCTTTTTCTACTTCTGATAAAGCTTTTTCAATAGGTCTTAAATCTACAGATTCTGGTATGTCTAATCCTGCTATCTGCTCTTTAACTTTACTAATTTCTTTGTAAATAGGAGTAAAATCAACTTTACCCATAGCCATTTCTTCTCTAACTTTACCTATTTCTTTAAAGACTAAAGTTAAATCAGTAGGTTTAATTTTTTCTTCTACCTTTGCAATTCTATCTATTAAATCTACTTTGTATTCATTGGCATATAATAAAACATCATCAAATTGTTTTGTTAACTCTTTATCTTTTTGTTTTAAAGAGCTTAAATTAATTACTGGTTTTTTCTCTATTGCATCGAGGCGTGAATTAAACTGACCCCAAGTATAAAACCCTCCACCAATCGCTCCTACCACACCTATTAGTGCCGCATAAGTACTAAGTTTATCCATTATTTTCATTGTTTAAGTGCCTCCAACTCAGCTAATAATTTATTTTTAACTGATGTTATGTTAATTAACTTAACTCTATTGACTTCAATAGGGTCATCTTGTTTGTAAACATTTAAATTAGTGCCTACATAAATTTCTCCTGTGTAAGGGGATAAATCTATTTGTAAAAATAAACCCATGTTTGCATTTTCATAAATATCTTTAGCACTATAAAATGCTATTTTTTTATATGAATTAAGGTCATTTCCTTTAAAAAATATATCTTCTTTTGTTAAGTTTTGAGTATTTTCTTTTGTTACTTGTGCTATTTGTTTAGCTATCTTCTTTAAATTTTGTTTTAATTTGCTCTCTACCTTTGCAACATCTGTAGCAATCCTGTCGTTGGTGTCCACTTCTTCTCTTCCTTCCGATTGTACAGTGTCTTGCTCTTCACTATCTTCTGGCTGTACCTCGGATTCCTCAGTGTCTTCGCTACTGGGTTCTTCCTCTTCAGTGGGTTTTTCTTCTCTTGTGGGCTCATCATTGGTTGCTACTTCTTTTTCTTCTTCTATTGGTTCAGCTTCGGTAGGCTCTTCCATTGCCTCTTCTTTTTCTTCAATAACCTCTGGTACGCTATCTTCGTTAGTTGCGATTTCTTCCATTGGTTCCTCAAACTCTTCAAAAGATTCATCAGTAAGTTCATCACTAAACTCCTCCTCTGTTATCTCTTCAAAAAACTCTTCGGCTGTTAT